GGAGGCATAGCACCTGCATCTGGTGGAGGCATAGCACCTGCATCTGGAGCTGGAGGAGCACCTTCTGGTGGCATTTCTTCTCCGCCGATTTGTTCATTGCCTTTAAAGTCTAAGAAAGGAATAATTCTTGCAATTTCAGTATCATCTTTTGCCATTGCATTTAACTCTTGTTGGATCGCTCCTCGAGCATCCAAATCAGGATCGATATCTTTCATTTTTTCTAAAAATGCAGGATCGTCGATAAGACCTTTCAAACTATCAATAATATTAATACCATTAGGACCGCCTTTTAATTCAGTCTTCATGATTTCGTTGAATTTATCAATAGCACTTTGTTGTGTCGATCTGTTAGGACTAAACAATGTATTTTCGCCTTCTTGGCTTTCGTCATCTTCACCTAATATATTGCTAATTGCTGATTCAAATCTAGATAACGGATCTAATGCTTCGTCTTTTTTGTTTAGTTTTTCTGTTTCACGGCGTGCTTTGTCACTTAAATTAGTAACTTTACCACGGCCGTCTTTCTTCTCAGCTTTTTTCCACTCGCCTTCTTCTTTCCAACGAACCACGTTGCCTTTTTCGTCTTTTTCTTCTGAGCGTAATTCACTTAGCAAGTCGTCTGGAGAAACAGACTTAACAGGAATATTTTCGCCTACTAAACGGAAAATATATGGAAATGCTGTTTTTAAATCTTCGTTAAATGTGCGGATTGTTAAACGATCAATCCAGTCACTCATAATTTCTTCAGGAATCATTTGTTCTTCTTGAGCACTAAATGATTCTGCAAATTGTGTATAATAAGCAGGACGTTGTAAATTATGTATTTCTTTTTTAACTGCTTCAATACGTTCAAAAACTTTAGTTGTAATGTCGCCCATTGCTTCTGACAATGCATCATTACGACCAACATAGCCTTTAAATTTACGTAACTGTGCTAGTTCTTCGCTGAGACTAGAAATATGTTGACCAATGCCATCATACGGATTGCCACCATGTTTTAAATGTTCAGCTAGTGCGCGAGCACCATTAAGATGCTTGTAAGGATATTTAAAACGTTCACCGTCTGCGTTTTCTACCCAGATACCTTCAATATGCATTGTGCGTCCTGCGGCAACTTCTGGATTAACTGGTTGACTGTGTTTGACAATTAACCTTGCTTCTCCTAAGTCTTGGTAACTCATGCGAGCAGTACCATACATCTTACTTTCCATCATTGTTTCCATGGGTTCTGGTTCCTTGGGTTTTGCTTGAAATTCATAATCTCTTTTATCTAATTCGCTCTTGCCAATATTTTGTACATCAAATTTTAGTAAACGATCTTTTGCAAATTGTCTAAAACTGCGAATAAATTTAAACGCACCGGTATGCTTGCTATCAGCAAGTTTTCCGCTAAGTTGTACAATTATGCCATCATCTTCGTCTAAAGTAATAGCAACGGTTCCTAGACTTTTTCCATTATCTTCGTAATTAAATTCAAAAAATCGAGCGTGTGGAATATCTGTTTTTTTACTTAAAACGGTGGCGTTTTCATCGCCCATTTTAATGTTAGGAAAACGTGTTTTTATTTTTCCGTATAGATCTAATGCAATTTTATCTAAATTCGTGTTCATGTTATATTTATCACATACCTGTTGAAACAAATATGGGCAACGGTGCGTCCCATGGTTCTTCTTCTAGCTCGCTAGCCACCCGCATTAGTTCAAATACCGCTGGATCCCATTCTGCTAGCAACAAACTCATACGTACTACTAGCAATAATGCGGCTACTAAGTCATCATGTTCGCCTACTTTTGCCTTAAAACTAGCGCCAGCGGCAATATATGTTTTAAGTTCGCTAATTAATGGTCTGCTGTTTAATGTCATTTTATCTTCTTCAATCAAGTACTTTACTTTAGCACATGTACTGATTTTATTACCAAAAGTTGTGTTAAATCCTTTACGGAACTTTTTAACGTGCCCTTTGCGTAATGGCTCACTTAAGAACAATCCTGGGAAAGTTTCTTCTCCTAAATTTTCTATGACAACTAACGCACTTTCGCCTACTGTGTTATTTTCTACACTCCAGTATATTTGATTAAATGCTTCACCGCCTATTTCATCTGAAATATATTTTAATATATCTCTTAATATTTTAACTTGTTGTTGTACAGGTGTAATATTATGTTGCCATTCTGCTACTTGTATCATTTCTGGCATTTGGAATACTTCAATAGCACCGTAATCTCCTCCGGTGCCTAAACTAGGATCTAATGCTACAAGATATAATTTGCCAGCTTCAGGTTTCTTCCACCAACGTACTTGTCCCATTTTTTGTATAGGTTCTCTTCCTAGCAATTCATTAAGTTTAATACTGTTAATGAGCGTTTCATCAAACACCAAGAACTCGCAACCATATTCACGACGGAATCGTTCTTCACCGATACGCCCCATCTCTGTTTTCTTCCATTCTTCTCCGCGATCTGGATGTTCATACCATTCGGCACGGAATCCGTGGAATCCATTTCGTCCTGTTTGATCTTCTTTAGTATTACCAAACTCGTCAAATAAATCCTGCGACTCCTTCCAAATGACAGCGAATTCATCTTCGTCACTATTAGGTGTTGATGTGATAATTGCTCGACCACCTGTTGCTAGTGTTGGACTGATTGAAGTCCAAAACTCTGTTGCAATGTTAGGCTGAACGAACGCAAACTCGTCACAGTATAATAAGGATATTGACATACCACGACCAGTATTACCGGTAGTAGTAGCTGATACAATTCTTGAGCCATTATCAAAATCGATACTCCCTTTGTTATAACTTACAACGCCCGCTCTTAAAAAGTCTGGGCATAATTCGTATCCGTAGCGAATACGTTGCATAATTTCTTGTGCGCCGGTATACTTGTGCGCCGCTACTAGAACGGTTTGGTCTGGATGGAACATGGCATACCATAGTAAGTATGCACTTGCACAAGTTGTCTTGCCACTTTGACGTGGAAGCATGTTAATATTAAAGCGATAATCATGATAGCTGTGTAACAGTCTTATTTGATAGTCGTAAGGCTCGAACAACATTTTACCTTTAACAGGGTGTTGAATGTGAAAAAAGTTTTTAGCAAAGTGAAGATATCCATCGGCGGGGTTGGAACAAGCCAACAAATCTTGAATTTGCTGTTCTGTAAACTTTTCTTTACTGTGCGCTTTTTTGGTTAAGACGCCGTCTAATGATTTTGCCATAAAACTATTTACCGAAAAAAATAGACTCCGAAGAGTCTATTTGGCACCTTGGACAGGGTGCTAACTACGACGAAACTTATCTATTTTTAATTTCGGTGTATAATTCTTGTAGTCTTTTGGACAATGATTCTTCCATTGGGCTACGTAATGTATTAGATCCTGGAGCGCGAGCTAGTGGACTAATTTTGCCTTTACTATTCATATCGTTGCCGCTAAATGTTACAGCGTCAATTCCTTTTACGTGATGGCCGCTATCACCGTGTGCGCTATTACCCCACACTTCTTTATCGTCATCAAATACTTCTGACATTTCTTGATCAGTAGCAGTAGTAGCGGCAACTGCGGCTTCTTCTTCTTCTGCTACTTTACGATCTTCGTCATCACCAAACAGAATATCATCATGTTCTGAAGCATGTGCCGGTTCATCATGATGTATTTCTGGCTCAGGATGAACTAAAATTTCTGCATCGTGATGTACTGCTGGCTCGTGATGGGCAGGCGCACTAGCTTCAATGTTGCGTAAAATATTCATAATGTTACGTAAGCCACCTTCGCCAGAACCGCTCATAGTAACATTCATGTTAACTGAGTCTTGCTGGCCTTGTTGTCCTAATCCTGGCATAGGAGCAGGACCGCCAATTATAATTCCTTCTTCTTTAGCAGGACCGTCTGTATGTACAGGTGCAATGCCAATTGGATCTGGTTGTCCTGGAGGCGCTGGCATCATTGCTCCTAACTTTTTAGCTTGGTCAACACTGGTAGCACCCGATGGATTTGGTACAACTTGTAAATTCTCTTCTATTGCGCGGATTTTTTTGTATAAATCGTTAAAGTTCATTATTTTACTCCCTTCATTGGATCAGGGATTTTGTTTTGTTTAGACATAGGGCTAACAGTTCCCTTTTCAACTGTTATATCTTTTTCTTTACGATATTCCTTAGCTTGGCCAGGAACAGATCCTGCTAACAATTTTTCATTGATACCTTTAATGTGTGTGCCTTGATGCTTGTCTTTATTAAGATCTGCTAAAAAAGCCATCTTATGTTTTTCGCCTACTAAGTCGCTGTTGTCGCTAGCTTCATAGTCTGTGCCTAAAATAGCTTCGCCGGTACGCTCATCATGTTCATGATTGATAGCGTGTTCGGATTCTTCTCCGATAGTTTTTACTTTAACATTTGCTTGAGCTAGTCCTAAACCGCTAGCTACACGCTCACGCACTTGAACGCTATTTGCTGGGTAATCGGTAGTAACATCAAAAATAGTCATATGAACATTTTTGTGTTCTGGAAATTCTGAATGACGTTCTTGAATTGGTGTGCGACGTGCTGGACTAACGCTAGCAACGTGGAATTCGGCCAAAGCTGATTTGATCTGTGCTTGGCAGTTTGTAGGGCAATCCCCAGCAATTTTTACCTTAAATTCGTAAACTTTCTTGCTTTCTGTTAAGTATTCTTTAAATGATTTCATAGTGTAATCCCAGTATTGTATTTATTTTAAATTCTTTAATTTTTCCAACAAGCTATTGCGATCTGTAATAATAACTCCATCGCCTTGCAGGGTTACACCTTCATCGGCACTATTGGCATCTTGATCTAACTTCTGTTTTTTCAGCTGTAAATCAATCATTTTTAATTTCTTATCAAGTTTTGCTGTTTTAGCGTCGATTGCATTTTTTAGCATACTTGCGGCTACTTCAAACATTCGAGCACTATAGCGGGCTTCTACATTCATGCCTAAGTCCATAATATCATCGTATGCGTCTGTAGCTTTTTGTGCGAGTGCATCCAACTCTGCATCGCCTGCATCTCCCAACCCTTTAACTTCTGGTAGAGCAGAGGCAATTTTATCAAATTCGGATATATCACGCAACAATGGCGCGGCTACTGCACGAGCTTGTATTTTTTCTTCCTGCTTAACAATTTTTTTGCTTTCAGGTAAATTAAGTAGTTCTTCTAGTTTTCTAGTCATAAACTTACTTATCTCGATGTTCCGGCGAAGATATCATTTTCATTAAGTATTCTGAATCGGATACCTTGCTGTTTGCACCAAAGCCCAGCGGCAGCCCATTTGGCTTGATTTTTTACATACTGTGCTTGATTGTATTTGTTTTTGCCTACACGTTCTAAAATTTGTTGGCTACTAGGTTTAATTTCGATTAATTCTGTCGATACCTTGTTGAATTTGTCCACGTACTGAATAAAGAAATCTGGCACATAAACTGTTTGTCTGTTGGTTAACGGATCTTTATACGGGATTTGAATAGCTTCGCTGGCCCATTTTTGCACAGCTAAGTTAGTATCGCAAAAGTTCATAAAAGTCCATTCCCAGCTAGATCTATATGTAGGTTGTTTAGTTCCTACATACTTCTCTGGGTGCTTCATTGCGAACTTTCCTCGAGCAAATTTTGTTGCCATATTACACTAGAATGTTGCGACTTTCGTAAGTATCGGCTACCGGTTGTACTCTGTAACCTAGTAAGCTAGTTTTTTCTCTAGAATTGTTTAACACTTGAGCTACAACTTGGCTAAGTTGAATATCAGTTAACGATTTTAAACTATCTAGTAAACTAAAAACACCTACGTTTTCTGAACGAGCTTGATTTAACATTACAATGGCTGTACTTCTTGCACTGTTTTGATCAAAACCTCTTTTTGTAAAAAATCCTACAGTAGCATCGATTTCAGTTGCTGGAAAACTTACAGCTTGTGTAAAATAATTGTTAAAAAATGTTTTAACATTTGTTGAACCAGATGATTGTTGTGTTGGTAAATTAATAGATGCCATTTTAAGATCCTAATTTAACAGGAGTAGCTACTGTATTATTTGCAGAAGTAGTTGTAGGAAATGCTACTCCTGATATTCCGCCAATTGTTTGAGTAGTAGAGCCACTCACTGATGTAGTTGTTTGTGCAGTAGTTGGTAACTGTGTATTTTGATATGTATTAACTGTAGAAATTGTGTTATTAATAATTGCAGGAGCGGCACTCTCTAGATCTAACGCTTGAACAAAACTTGGATCAAATACGGTTGGGTCTGGGTTAACACCAGCTAACGGACTAGGATTAACATCATAATGAGATATGCCAAAGCCTTCTGGGTCGCCAGGAGTTACTACTCCGTTACCGTATGCTACAGCTTCAAACTTGATTTTCATGTCAAAGTCGTGTGTTTTAGTCTGTGCATAATCTAATTTGTTATGGCTCCAAGATGTTATTATAGGGTTTACTAGTTGATAGCTAATATATTCATGACGAGCCATCTGATAAACTTTAATGTAATTAAAAAATGGTGCAGTACTACCGTTGTCTAAACCATACGGACTATTGATGTAATTAGAACTTTTCATCGCTGTTCTATTATAGTTTCCAGAACCTGCCGCACTGGTAGAATCTGCATAATAATAACTATAATAATTTTGCCACATTTGGTTGATTAGACCCATGTTGTCATCGTGAAATTTTATAGACAACTCGCCATAAGAATGTTGATACTGTATATTCTTTTTTCTGTTGTATTGATTCAGTGTATCTACTTGTACAGTATATGTTGGCAAATCAAGTCCTTTGACTAGCATATTAATTTCATTACCATACTTGGTATAGATGTTGGCATTTTTTAAAGCCGCAGTATTAATATTAAATGCCACATGAAACTGGAAATCTAATTTAGGTGCAAGCCTAAATTGTTGGTCGTTGAACATCCTTGCGGCATGTTGCCAGTCTTTTAAAACTGTAGGAAACCCAGTATTTTTTAAATTATTGTTGGCTGTAAAGGACATAACTTTATTTATTTAAATAATAAACTGCGTAGTTTATGAACGCCTAATAAAAAGCCCAC